GGTTAGTTTAATGGCAAAACAGCAGATTTCCAATCTTCGGTCGAGAGTTCGATTCTCTCACTCCGCTCCAAATTTTTGCGTCCTTAACTCAGTTGGTAGAGTTCTGCCTTTACACGGCAGCTGTCGGCGGTTCGAGCCCGTCAGGACGTACCAGTATTTTATAAAAATCTAATATGTCTGAAGTAAAAAATATATTATTTGCCAGTGTATTGTCTATTCCAATTTTAGATAAACAAAAGGCCACTAATGAAATATTATCATTAGATAAGACTTTTTCTTTTTGGGACAATTACAGATATACACAGATGTTTCCACTTATGACTAAAAGCGGAACCATCGGAGTCGATGGAACGTCTAATGAAAAAAATGGTGTATTTAATTGGACTGAAATAGCAGAACAAACTCCTACTATTGTCAAATGGTGTGATGATTTTGTATTTCCTTGGATAGGAATGAGAACTAGAGTCATGGCGTTGGTTACACAACCCGGAGAAGCTAATCATGAACATTTTGATTGTAATGCAAATGAGTTAGATACATTGCAACATAAATTTAGAATTGTGCTTCAAGGAAAAACAGATACTCTGTACTGGCTTACTAATAAGGGTCAAGTTAATGCACCTAATATAGAACACGCATTTATTATGAATGGTGGATGGCCTCATGGCATGGTTAATACCGGTAACAAGCCTAAAGTAACCATAGCATTAGGAGCGCCCTGGTGTGGTAAAGATGATTACGGTGTTGACATAGAGATTTTACAGAAAAAAGATAAATTCAAGATGCCTAAAAAAATCCACCATTTGTGGAAAAATTAAATTAAAAAACAATTTCGGAGTGTGGCGCAGTCTGGTAGCGCACCTGGTTTGGGACCAGGGGGTCCAAGGTTCGAATCCTTGTACTCCGACCATTTAAGGAAACATTATGCCAATGTATGAGACAACTGTTAGAACACCGCAGGGTGAAGAAAAGAAGCGTATCTATGCGGATACACCGCAAGAGGCTAAAAAACTTTTTGAACAACTGTACGGGGGTCCTAGAGCAGTGCCATATGTTCCGCATATTATTCCAAGTTGATTATCGCGGGGTAGGGGAGTCTAGTCGTCCCCGCCAGTCTCATAAGCTGGAGATCGGAGGTGCGAATCCTTCCCCCGCAACCATTTTTTAAACGTAAAGGTATATATGGCTATTAAAAAACTAAGTCGCGGTACAACAATTGACACTGAAACATGTGTAGAAATGGTCGGAGGCAATCGATTTGATCTAGTATTGATCGCGGCTGTTAGAGCTAGAGAACTAGCACGTCAACATCGTCATGCTGAAAACAAAGGTCAGTTGAATGCTCCTGTTGCCGCTTTGCTTGATATTCAAGAAGGTAGAGTCGGTCAAGAATATCTCAAACGAATTCGTTAATTAAATGCAACGGTGGCAGAGAGGCCCAATGCAACGGATTGCAAATCCGTAAAACCGTCAGTTCAAATCTGACCCGTTGCTCCAATATCAAATTATAAATATTTTTAATGCGGCTGTAGCTCAGTTGGTAGAGTACTTGCTTGCCAAGCAAGACGTCACGAGTTCGAACCTCGTTAGCCGCTCCAAACAATATGGCCTCACCCTCTAGTAACATAGTTCTACGGTGAGATTTTTCTTTTTGCGTTATATAATCTTTCTTTGATTTCGTTGCGGACAATGTAGTCCGTAGAAGCAATTCTTGCCAACCACCCAGATAATAGCCCACGTTGATAGATTAATGTTTCCATTTTCTCACCCTTATAACAGAGTTCAAGCAACTCGTCAAGCTCTATTTGGATCTCTTCAAGGTGGGTTTTTGGCTTCATAATATATATTTATAGGTTGACAAACTGGTAAAACCATGCTATAATATATACATAGCAAGGAGTAATATAATGGAATTTCTAGTTGAAACTCGTAGCGTAAAGAAACGTAAATTCATAGAGGCAATTTTGCCTTCTATGATTAAACAACTTAAATTGGAAAACAGCAAAAAAGTTTTGCTGGTTCGAGTTGCCAATGAGTGTGATGGTCAAGGAATGACCATGCCATTACATGGATTAGATGCCTATGTTGTAGTTGTTAAGCCAGGTTGGTTTGCCGACATGGGTGTAACACTTGCACACGAAATGGTCCATGTACGCCAAATGGCCAAAGGTATTCTTAAAGTTGAAAATGGTGTTAATTACTGGCGTGGAAAGAAATACGGCAAGAAGACTAAGTATTTGGATATGCCTTGGGAACAAGATGCGTTTTCAAAGCAGGAACTTATTTTTAGGAGGGCCGTAGAATAATGGAAATTTCAAGAGCAGAACAAAGTGTTATAAAATATAACCAAGAACAGTACCGCTTGGATCAGGCTCGTTTAGAAAAACAGCGAGAACAAGATTACGCCAAAAAAATTGAAGAACGCAGACTTGACCAGGTCATAGCGGAACGTGTAAGTAGAAACCTTCGTTTAGATTTAGACAAAGGTCGTCACATTGATTTAGAATGTTAGGAGGCATTATGCCATGGATTGAAAATGTAAGTCTAGGAGATATTCCTAGGGGGCGGCATCACAATGCCGGCGAAAATAGTATGCTGATTCAGATTGTGGATCCGCCCGGAGACTTCCCTACCCCTATGCACAAGTTCAAAGAAGTTCATCAATTTCAATTTTTGGATGTTGAAGAAAAGGACGAAGTGCTAGAAGAAGCTATGAAGTGCAGTCACGAGCAGGCTGCAGAACTTGTTCGACTGTTACAACACGCTCTAGCCAATCGAATGAATGTAGTTGTTCATTGTGTAGCAGGTGTTTGTCGTAGTGGGGCGGTCTGCGAAGTTGGTGTTATGATGGGCTTTACTGATTGTGAAGGTTTTCGTAGTCCTAACCTGTTAGTCAAGCATCGCATGATGAAGGTGCTAGGCTGGACCTATGATGAAAACGAGCCTCATACTATTAATGGTGTAACTCTTGAGTCTGGTTTGATCATTCCTAAGAAAGCAATAGATTGGACCAACGACAATGAGAAAGTTTTTACATTGGCGGCAGAACGTCGAGAACGTAGATTAAAAAGAAGATGAAATTTAATGTATAAAGTTTTAAGTAAAAATAATTTAACTTTAAATGCATGTACGACCCTAGATGAAGCACTGTCGTTTGCTAAAACAGTTGGTACCTTTGTAACCATCAAAGGCAGCGACTTTGAAGTATGCGGAATATTTGGAGTCGACGAAGTAAAAGACCCCAACTATAACGGTTGGATTTTAAGAAAGAAAGGAGGGCAAGATGCCTAGTGTATTTTTAGTTAGCGACACGCATTTCGGACATACCGGCGTCTGCCGCTTTACACGCAACGATGGTGTTACAAAGTTACGTCCGTGGGACTCTGCTGAGGAAATGGACGAAGCTATGGTCAAGGCGTGGAACGACAGGGTAAAACCCACTGACAAAGTTTATCATTTAGGTGACGTTGTTATTAACCGTAAGGCATTGAGAATCCTACATCGTTTAAACGGCGACAAGGTATTGATCCGCGGTAATCACGACATCTTCCGTGATGACGAGTATAGGACTTACTTCCGTGAATTACGTGCTTATCACGTTATGAACGGAATGATCTTAAGTCATATTCCGTTACACAGTGACTCAATGGGACGCTTCGGAGTTAACATTCACGGACATACTCACGCAAATCGTGTGAAAAAGGCCCGTGGTGTTGATGCTAAGACCGGAGAAGTTTTATACGGTGATGAGAACGATGTTAGATACCACTGCGTTTGCGTAGAACAAACTCCAGACTTTGCTCCTATACTTTTTGAAGACGTGTTAAAGCGTATTGAAGAAGAAGGTGGTAGTGTGGGTTTTAAGAACGGCAATGGGCCGACAATGTAATATGACTTACATTACTAACAAGTTTAACTCCATCCGACTGCCCGTTGAACCGGGTATGTTAGAATGGTTATTAGAAACTTATCCTAATTCAGGATATCATATTGTAGAGGTAATATAATATGCCAAAGTGTTATCAATTGATTGGAGTGCCTGGGTCCGGCAAATCTACTTGGGTAGATAAGCAGGCC